GGCGATGAACCGGGCTGCGGCCGGCTTCATCGGGTTCCAGGCGTTTCGCAGCGGTGTGGGCGCGCTCCTGGATGTCACGAAGCAGAATCAGGCGCTGATCAACTCGATGCGCGCGTCGGTGGGCTCTTCGGCGCTTGCCGCAGACGCGATGTCGTTCGTCAGCCAGACCGCGAAGGAACTGGGGCTTGATTTCCAATCCGCCGCCGAAGGATTCCAGAGGCTGACGGCCTCAGCGACGGCGACTGGCGTCGCCATGAAAGACCAACAGGAGCTCTTCACCGAGCTGTCGCGCGCGGCGACTTCCATGCAGCTCGCGCCGCCAATCGTCGATCGTGCAATGACGGCTCTTTCTCAGTCGTTCTCGAAGGGCCGATTCCAAGCCGAAGAGCTGCGCCAGCAGCTTGCCGAAGCCATCCCCGGTGTAGTCCCGCGCTTCCAGAAAGCGGTCATGGAGATGGTCAAGGGCACGGAGCTGGCCGACAAGTCGTTCGACCAGCTGCTGCAGGGCGGGCTGTTGGACGTGCAGCGGTTCCTGCCGGCGATGACGCAGGCATTCGCTGAGATGGGTTCGACTTGGCAGGAAAGCGCGGGCTCGCTGCAGGCAGAGACCAACCGTCTCGGGAATGCGTGGCGCGAACTGAAGCTGGAGACCAGTAGCGGAATTTTCAGCGACGCAGCGGTGACATCTGTCCGTCTGATGCGCGAGAACCTGAGCGAGCTGGCAGGCGCTGCGACGCTTGCGGCTGGGGTCGTGGCTGGCAGGCTCGCGGGCGCGGGGATCGCGCGTGGCGTCGGTTTCGCCAAGGACTCGTTCGCCTCACGGGCGGCGCGCATGGAAGAGACCGCGTCCATTGTGCAGAACACGATGGCTGAGCGTGCCAATGCAGAACAGCGTCTCGTCACGGTGGCGGCTCGCCAGAACGCTCTTGTGCTCGCTCGCAGGGCAACGCTAGAGGCGGTTCGGGAAACTGAAGGAACCGCACTTAATGCTGCAGCCCGCACTCGCTTGGAGCGGATCACTCGAAATCTGGAGCGCGCAAACAACAGTCTCGCGGCGAGCCAAGAGCGAGTGCGGGTGGCCGGCGTTGCAACGACGCAGGCCGAATCAGCGCAGGCGGCTGCGCGAGCCAGGAACAGTATTGGGGGCTTGGCTCGATCTGCGGGATCCGGCGCTCTCGCGCTTGCTGGTGGCCCTTGGGGCATCGCGGCGATGGGGATCATCGGCCTCGGCGCAGCGTATGCCTCGATCAAGCGCCAGACGGAAGAAGCGAAAGCAGCGTTCGATGAGCAGGTGAAATCGCTCGATCTGCTGGCCTATTCGGTCAGCGATGTCACAGAACGTTTCAGCAAGATGGATGGCGGGGTCTCGCTCAAAGAGTTCATCGCCAACTGGAACGCGGCCGGCGCCGAGATTCGGAAAAGCGGCGAAGAACTGGCCGAGATCGACCGAAAGTTGCAGACGCTTGAGAACGGAGGCTATGCCACCTTCAACGGAGAGACTTTCTCCAAGAATGGGCGCGAAGGCGCACGCCTGCTGGCGGAGATGCAGGCCAAGGCGGAAGAGTTGCGAACCACGCTTGGCGCGGCCACGCCCGAGTTCGACAAGATGGATGCGGTGCTGAAATCCCGCCTGTCTCCGTCGCTGTATGAGGCAGCGCGAGCTGCGGCGCAACTCGGGAAGGAGCAGCTCGCTGAGTTCCTTGCTTCGCTATCCGAGGCGGACCGCCGCGCTATCGGAGCCGCCAACTCAATCCAGACGATGCTGTCCAGCCTCGGCACCGAACGGTGGAAGTCCGAGGTCGAGTGGATTCGGAAGTCGCGAGGTGAGTACGCGGCCTGGCAGGTCGAGCAGGGTAAGGCTATCCGAGATGCCGGCGGGCACGGAGCAATGAGTGCTCAGGAGCGAGCAGATTTCAACGCCACAGATGCGTACATGCGGAACCATTTCGCGCGCATGGATGCTCTCAAGGAACAAGCGAGTGCCAACAAGGCAAGTGCGCGTGATTCTGCGTCGTACGCCACTCAGCAAGAAAACCAGTACCAGTCCGCTATTGATCGGATCAACCGACAGATCGCGCTCGACCGCGAGGCGCTGCTGCTGACCGACGACATGACTGCGGCACAGCGGCTGCAGGTCATTGTTACGAATGAGATGGCGTCGGCCAAGAACAAGCTGTCTGAAACCGAGCAGGCGCGCGTTCGCACCATGCTCGATGAGGCGGTCGCCGCCGGCAAGGCGGTCGCGGCTCGCGAGGCCGAGAAGAAGGCCGCTGAGGACATGCTGCAGCTGCAGCGTCAGCTAGCGGAAGCCGCCCGCACGCGACGGATGGCGAACAATGCAGACCTGTTCGCGATCGGCAATGGCCCCGAAGCTGTAGAGCGCATGCGGCGCATGGTTGACCTGCAGGCCGAGTATCAGCGCCAGGTCGAGCAGTTGAACGCTAAGGCCGCTGCCGACCCGTCGCGAAAGGCTGCGTATGAGGCGCAGATTGAGGAACTGAGGCGCTTCCACGAGCGCGGCTTGATCGAGGAAGAGGAATACCAGCTGCGGCTCGCCCAACTTAGGGGTGACTGGGTGGAGGGCGCTTCCCGCGGGCTACAGCGATACCTGGAAGAGACCGCTGACATAGCCAGCCAGATTGACGACCTGTTCTCGAACATGGCCAAAGGGCTAGAGGACTCGATCGTCAACTTCGTCAAGACGGGGAAGCTGTCGTTCAAGGACCTGGCCGACTCGATCATCGAGGACATCGCGCGCATCGCGGCTCGTCAGATGGTCGCCGGCCTGATCACCGGCATAGGGCAGGCCTTCGGCCCGCGCGTCACCGGTTTCGCGGCTGGCGGCTACACCGGCCCCGGTGGCGTGCTGCAGCCGGCTGGCGTCGTCCACAAGGGTGAGGTGGTTTGGTCGCAGCGCGACGTGGCGAAGGCCGGCGGCGTGGCTGCAGTCGAAGCTATGCGCCTGGGGCAGCGAGGGTACGCCGGCGGCGGGTCGGTCGGAGTCAGCGTCCCGGTGGGCGCATCCGGGGGCATCTCATCTGTGACCATCAACAACTCGACGGGGCAGCCGGCAAGCACCGAAGAGCGAGACGACGGCAATGGCATGAAGCAGCTCATTGTCTGGATCGGCGACATCGCGGAGAAGCGCGTCGGCCAGAGCATCGCGAGAGAGGGAACGATGCACAAAACCCTGACCCAGAAGTACGGCCTCCGCCCGCAGGGGGTAATGCGTGGCAACTAATCTCCCGAGCTGGCCCGCTTCGCTTCCCGCGCCGCTGGTCTCCTCCTGCAACTACAGCAGCCAGACGAACGTCATTCAGACGGCGATGGATGCAGGCGCTGGACGGCGCCGCCGACGATTCACTGCGGTTCCAGAAACGGTGACCTTCAGCCTGCTGTTGACGCGCTCGCAGGTACAGACCCTGCGCGACTTCGCGTCGATAACGCTCGGCGATGTCCTCCCGTTCGAGTGGGAGGAATTCCGAATGCCGGAAGGGCCAACGAACCGCGCTTCGTACCGCTTCAACGCACGGCCTGGCTTCGTGCCTGCCGGCTCGGGCGATCACTGGATTGCCTCGCTCGACCTCGAACTCCTCACCACCGCCGACGGCCGCTTCCTGCTGGACGTAAGCGACGAAAACACAGGACTGACCAACACGTGAGCATCGATCCGAACGACATCATTCCGGTCGCCGATCTCGCGCGGGTGCCGGCGGGCGCGAGTGACGATCTTGTCGGCGTGCAGAATGGAACGGCTCGGCGGTTCTCGCTCGCTACGCTACCGGTCAACCCGCGCACTGAGGCTGCTATCGCCGCTCAGCGTTCCGACATCGACGCGATCCGCGCGTCACAGGGCAGCGGCCTGCCGTCCTACGCGCCGCGCACTGACCTGCCCGCGCCGGGCACCCTGCCGCGTCCGGCGGGCGGCGGAGACCCGCTGGTGACCGTCACGAACGATCCTGTCCCGGCGAATCTTGGTGCGTGGCGCGACACCGGCAGCGAGTGGGTGAAGTCTGAGGACCGATCTTCCGCGCTCGAAGTGCGAATCGACGCGGTAGAGCCGAAAATGTTCCCCGACTTGGGATCGGCGTGGCTTCAGACGACAGAGGACGGGCACCGGCTGCCGTTAGGCTACCGCGCAGACGGGAAGCTTGATGCCTTCGCCCGGAAACGGTGGCTGCAGGACGTCAACGACTCGGAGGAGGTGCCCCGCCACCCTGTCTACTCGATGGTTCGTGTTGATGAGCAGGCCCGGATCATTTATGCCGAGCGCTGGGATGGGGGTGTCGAGATCCCCGGCTTGCAGGCTCAAGGTGGCGGGGTGCAGCCCACCATCGGCCCGTTTACGGACGCAGCCGTCCCGCTTGGGTCGGACTTGACGCCGCTTGCCTCCGACCGAATGCGGGTCGTTGGCTGGGGATCTTCAAGCGTGTCTCAGATGGCCGAAGGGCTCACGGCAATTTTTGCCGAGTGGGGCGTCGAGTATTTCAACCAAGCGAAAGGCGGGGAGCAGTTCCAGCAGGCCCTCGCCCGCCAAGGCAGCCGTCCGGCGTTGCTGATTTTCCCCGGTGGCACGATCCCCGCGTCCGGCGCAGTGAATGTGGCATCACCCACGCTGCCGGTGCGCGATCAACTACAGCCCTACAGCGGCGTAGTGAGCGGCGTCCACGGCACGTTGTCGTCAACCGACACAACGCTTGTCTTTGAACGCACCGAGGCTGGGGCGGCCGTCCAGTCACCGCCCAATTCAGCTTTTGCGCCGGACGGGCAGGAAGATTTCCGCAGGATGACCATGATCCTGCAAATCGGCAAAAACAACGGTGGAATTGCCTCGACAACGGCCGCGCAGAACGCCGCGTTCGACTTCGCATCGCCCCTCGTGAAGCGTGCGCTGGTTATCAACAACTACCCCAACGGCGACAGCTCGGACGGCGTGCGCGATGCATGGATCGCGAGGAACGCCGAAGCAGCAGCTCGTTACGGTGACATGGTTGTCGATCTTTTCGGTTGGCTAATGGGTCCGCAGGTGTGGGCTGATACAGGCATCACACCCACTCCGACAGACCTCGACGTGCAGGCGTCCGGCCGAATTGCACCGAGCTTGCGGTCGGACCCTGCGCATATGAGCGCCGCCACCACCGCTGCGTTCCTGCAATACGTTCTCCGGCCAAAACTCGTACAACTTTACGGATACCCGACATGACCCTTGTACAGAAGATTCCCGGCGCCTTTGCGATCACGGACCCAAACTGGCCCGTTTACAGCCAGCCCGATACCACGACCGGCCTGGTGACGGTGCTTGAGGCACAAGCGCTCGTGGCCTCAATCGCAAATGGAGCGAAAATCACTTCATGGCCTGCGTCAGGCGGGTCAGGTGGAGTGGGAGCCGGGCAGGTCGCTGCGGAGAACAACCCCACATTGATTCATTCGGCGCTCAATGGCCGCGCAGTTGCGCGCTTTGATCCTTCGAGTGCACAGCGCATGCGGAGCCCCGGCGCAAGCACTCCCACGCTGGCCACGCCGATGACGTATGCGGCAGTGGTTCGTTGCACGGACGTATCCTCAACACGGCCTGTGATCGGGACGCGCACGCCGGATTACCTCCGTCTGGACATTGGTGTCGGCGGGGTCGCAAGGCTGGCACTGAATTCCGCCACTGCGGGCCCGGCGGTCCAGATGGCGGACCCCACGGGGGTTGCCATCCTTGTGGGGCGCGCATCCGAGTCCGGCGCCAAGATCTTCGTTGCGCAGTCTGGGGTCCCGATAGTGTCCGGAGAGAGCGAGGGCCGAGCGATTGTTGCGGGTGGTATCTCGCTGGCGTCGAACACCCCCGGCATTGTGACATTCGCGGGTGATATCGCCGAATGCCGGAGTTGGTCTCGCGCACTGACGGACGTTGACATCGCGCAGCTCATTGCGGACTGGCGCACGAAGTACGGAATCTAATGCCCCGCATCCTCTCCCCCGTAGCCGCCCAGGCCATTCTCGCGCGCGAGACCGCGGTGGTGTTCCTGTCGTCGATGCGCATCACGCATGCGGATCTGCCGGAGACGATCCGAATCGTCAACAACACCGAGCCGGTGATTCGCGCCGATGGCGAGTACATCCCGTGGGCGTTCGAGGCGCCGCTGCCGGACGACAACGAGCAGCCGGCCTCCTACATCGACGTGACCATCGACAACGTGGACCGGCGCGTCAGCCGGATGATTCGTGATCTTGGCGGCGAACCCCCGCAGGCGGTCATCGAGGTGTTCACCGCGCAGGCGCCGGACGTGGTGGAGCGCGGCCCGTTCGCGTTCTCGGTGCTGGGCAGCGAGCTGGACGTGATGACGATCCGCCTGTCGCTGGGCTACGAGGAGGATTTCTTGAATCAGGGCGTTCCCGCGCAGAGCTACACGCCCTCCAACTCGCCCGGGCTCTGGCCGTGAACCTCGCCGCGTTCGTCGACGTGCCCT